ACAAATAAGGCAGGTACACCGCGCAAATGGGTGTACCTGCCTTTTCATTTACTTCCGCTCAATCACCGTCTGGCTGTCGCTGACGCCCGGGGTCGTCGGGTCAATCACAACGCCCAGGGTGCTCAGCAGGGACAGCAGCGCCGCGCCCAGCTGCATCACCTGCTCCTGCGCTACCGTCGTCTCAATGCCGAACAAGTCCAGCAGGTTGAACACGAACGTGCAGACGACCGCCAGCAGCGTCGTCAGCCAAACCTTGTTGTGGAAACGAAGCGACCAGTTGATTTTCATGCAATCATCCTTTCTGTGCAAATCTTTTTCTTCACGCTGGAAGAAAAATGGGAGGAAAAGCGTTTTGTTTGTGGAAATGGTACATCATCCGACAACGAAAGGGGAGATTCTGATGAAGAAACGTGTTTTGTCCGCCTTGATGGCGCTGCTCCTGCTGATTCCTGCCGCCGGAAGTGCCGAGGAAGCGCCGATGCTGCTGGAATCCTACGCTTCACGCGGCGCGCGGCAGGTGACGTTCGCCTATCCGGAAGGGTGCACGGTGGAGGTGGAGGACAAAATCGGGACGATGGTGTTCATGGATGATGAAACCTATGTGGTGGTGGTCGTGACCCACAAGGGCAGTTCCGGCATCGACGAGATTCGGGAAGCTATCGGCGATTCGTCGCTGATTTTCGCCCTGACCGACGACATGCACCTTTACGCCACGCATGGGATGCTGAATTATCCGCTGCTGACGAATTACGATTACGTCGAGGTGGGGCTGAATCTTCCCGGTGGCGTGGATGTAGTCGTTGCATCCCAGTGCCTCTATGGGGATACGGCGGTCTACGATCTGCTGCTGACCATCGTCGGCTCGCTCACGGATGCAGCGCCGCTGCAAACGTGGCTGGAGGAAACGTGGATTCCAACGGTGATGCAGGAATGACCATCGGGGGCTTGGGTGGACGCGCGTTCCACCCAAGCCGATTTTGTTATCCGCGACGGTCAGCCAGTTCCCACAGCGCCAGCTTGCTCTTCTTGCCGAAGATACCATCAACCGTGAGGTTGTTATCCTTCTGGAAAGCCTTCACTGCGGTTTCGGTGTTTTTCCCGTAGTAGCCGTCGGGAGTGCCAACGTCCGTGTAGCCGAGATCATACAGATCGCTCTGAATGCGCTTCACAGGCAGATAGTATTTCCCGGAATGGGAAGAACGCTTCCAAGCGGGGGTGCTATATCGCGGGATGTACATCTCATCGCTGGCACAGGTGGACGGCACGCCCGTCAAATAGTTCTGGTGAACATACCCCTCAATGGTATCAATGCAATCCCAGACAGAAACATACTTGAAAGGGTCGAGAGAAAAAACCCGCGTAACGGGATAACCACGAGGCAGTTCGGTAATCACGTTGCTCGTGTTCGTTTCAGCTTCACTGCGCAGATGCACAGTCTGTCCAGAAGGAACGTTAATCCAGTAGGTACTCATTACATTTACCTCTGTTTCTCAATGTAGTATTTATATACCTCACTCCTGAGGTGTGTCATTTAGGGCTTGAGAGTAAAGTCGTGTTACGCTATCCGCCCGCGAATCTCCTGCAAGCCATGCTCCGCCTCGTCCATGCGCCCCTCCAGACGGTAGGTGCGCTCAATCAGGTTGTTGTGCTGGGCGACGCGCTTTTCCAGCTGCGCCAAGCGGTACTGCGTCAGCCGGGAGGACGCCAGCACGCCCGCGCATGACCCCGCCAGCGTGCAGAAACCCGAAATCAGCGCCACAAGCAGCGATTCGCTCATGTGCCGCCTCCTTCCAGCGCCGCCCACGTCTGTTTGCCGACGATGCCGTCCACCTGTAAGCCCCGCTCGGACTGGAAGCCCTTCACGCTGCACCGCGTCATCGTACCGAAAATGCCGTCTACGGCAAGTTCGTAGCCCGCGCGGTTCAGCAGCGTTTGCAGCAGGCGGACGGAATCGCCCCTGCTGCCCGTGCGGAGGGTCGGACGGGACACGCTGGACGAAGTGGACACGGCGGAATCGCCCGCAGAATTGAAGCTGCTGGTTTCAGCCACGTCCTTCAGCCAGCCCCAATAGCGCCATTTGCCGATTTTGCTGTCTGCCTTGACTGCCATGCCTTCGGTGGAGGCGTGGACGATGCGCAGCGGCGACACGCTCGTGACCAGCCCGATGTGGCAGAAGTCGCCCAGCCCGTCTGAAAAGCGCGCGGGCGTTACGGGCTTCCACTTGAACACCGCCATGCCGGGGCGGAGGCCGGCGGCGGATGCAATTGTACCCGAACGGGCGAGGTACTTGCGGAAAATGGTGTTGCTGCCGTGGTAGATGGATGCGCCCTGACGGCGGAACGCGCGGACGAACATGCCGGAACAGTCGATGCCGCGCGCGTCGTTCGTGCCGGGGGATGCGTAGGGGAAGCCGATGCAGGCTTCAAAGTCGCTGATGAGCTGTTCCAAATTGAGCAAAAAATCACCTCCAATGATAATGAGCAATGGGATAGTGTGCGTAACCTGTGGATAAACACGCGGAAGCAGCATGAGAGCGTCACCAACTCAATCGCGCGAAAGGGTCAAGGGAGGAACTCCCTTGCGGAGTCCAGAGGCAGCGCCTCTGGTGGGGTTCAAGGGGGGGAACCCCTTATGCGCCCATCTTCTCGATGACCTTCAGCGTGATGACGGAGGTCACGAAGCCGCCGGGGTTTGTGGGCATCATCAGCAGGGAGTGCTGACCGGAATCAACCGCGCCGGTAGACGTGCGGCGGAGGTAGGGGAGCGCATCAAGCGACTGCGTTTTGCCCCACACGCTGTACGGGATTTCCGTGCCGTCCACCATGATGGTTTGGATGTATACGCCGTTGTCCGCCGTCATCCGCATCACGCAGGACAGCACCGACGGGTACTCATCCAGCGTGAAGGGGTGCGAAATCGGGGCGGTGTAGGTGCCGGTCGCGCGATTGCGGAAGGTCAATTCCGTCAGCTTGCCGCCGATGAGCTTGCTTGCGTTCACCTCGCGCAGCAAATCGGCGATTTCGTCCGACAGCGCGGGCTGACGGTTCGCCAGCGTCAGCGTCACCCGACCGGGCTGCCCGAACACGTCCGGAATGTGCATGGCGACAATGCGCTCCACCAGCACCGTATTTTCCTCTGGCAGCGCCAGCCGGAAACGCTGCCCCAGCCGGAAGGTATCCAGCGCTTCGCCCGTGATGCGCGAGAGGTCGATGCCCTGCAGCTGCACCGTCGCGGTCGGCTGACTGTGCCGCTCCAAGTAGCGTTCCGCCACGCGCTTCAGCGTATCCGCATCCATGATTTGGTCACTGGTGAACGTCCGCGCGGCAATGCCCCACGTTTTCGTGTCCGCCGCGTCGATGTATTCGCGCCCCAGCAGCGGGGTCAACGTTACGCGGTCAAGCCCCTGCCCGCAGCCATAGGGGAACACGCGCGTGCAGAGCCGGCTCGCGTCGCGGGTGACGCGCACGGTGCTGATGTTGCGCGTCAGCCGCCCTTCGCACGAAATTTCCTCCGGCAGCTTGCGTAGATGCAGCTTCCACGGCAGCTTCGTCTGGTCGAACGCCCAGCAGAGGTTCGGGGGCAGCATGTCCAGCAAGCTCGTCAGCGCGGCGTAAATTGACTGCGTCTGCCCAATCGCGGAAATCACCAACCCCTCGTCCGCCTCGACGTCGCCCACCCGCCAGCGGATGCGCGTTTGGTAGCTCAGGATGCGCTTGAGGATGGTCTGCACGTTCTCCGCGTACGTCAGCGCAGGCAGCATGTCGTCCGCCAGCGTCGCCATCCCGTGCTCCAGCTGCACCACGCGCCGCAAGCCCGGCTCTTCGCTGATGCTGGAAACGCGGTAAATCTCGTCATCCCCGAAGCCGTCACAAAGGCGCACGAAGTCCCGCACACAGACGGGTGCATCCTCCGGCGGCAGCACCATTTCCGCCATTGACAGCGGCTGAAGCGAACGGTCAACCGTCAGGCGAATCGGGTGCAGATCCGCGCGCGGCTTCATTTTGTCGTCCAGCAGACACGGCAGATTCATCAGCAATACCTCCCTTTGCACCGCCCGGACACAAACGCCGCAGAGCCGGCTTCCACGCGGATTTCGTTCAGCACACCCGGCCGCAGCAGCAAATCATCCGCGCTATCCGGCGTGCGATAGGGCAGAATGGACACCGTGCTGTCATCCGACACCATTTCCGCCGCGAAAACGCCCGCATTGTGGTGAATCCGAATTGCCGCGCCGGGGGCAAGCGTCAGCCCCTGAAAGCTGATTTTCCCAGCGGCGGATATGGTCAGCGTCGTGATGGCAGCGTCGCCAATGTTGCGAATCAGCAGGTTCAGCGGCGTTTCGGGCGCGTCGCCGGGGACGGCAAGGAGCTTAGACGGCGCATCGGACGTGTTCGGCATCAGGAAACTTGTCTCCGCCGCGTCCTCCCAGTAGGGGCAGGAGAAGGCGGTGAAAACAAGCGAGAGCGTCTCCAGCCAGTTGAGCGTACTCATGGTCGGATACTGTGTGCAGACGACGCGCAGCACTCGCTTGCCGTCCTCATGCAGCGTCAGCACGCCGCCCGCTTCCGCCCACGCCGCCACAAGGTGCAGCAGCTGATGCCGCGTGGCGATGTCGTATTCCTCAATCAGGAAGCGGACACGCAGGGACAGCTGCTCCCGCTGGCGGCGCAGCAGGTGCAGCCCGCCCCCGATGCGGCTCCCCGTCCCCGCCCCCCCCGCGGGCCGCCGGCCCGC